AGTTCCCTTCACCGGTTCCCAGAGGCTTCGAAAAAATTTTTTTGAAGTGGGGGGGGATAAAAAATTTTTTCATTTTTCATTTTTGTTTTTGAGAAAATTTAAAAATTCTTTTTTTCTTTTCTTCTGCCAATAAATTCCATTTCCGATTATCTTATCGTTATTGCGGTCATGAAACGTATTGTGTTTGCGATTGGTCAGCGGCAAACAATTCCAAGCTACATACTCCAGCTCTGGGTACTCAGATACTGGGTAAATATGATGAACCATTTCAGCTGGAACTGACTGTCCATATCTCAGACTTTCTTGGCAAAGGTAATCGTGTTGTCTCATGATCTTGTCACGGAACTTGTACCACTTCCTTGTCTTCAAGCTTTGTCTGACTGGTTTGTTGTACATGACATATGCTCCTTTGCAAAACAAAAGGACAGGCTCTTGACCTATCCCATCTCATACAAGAAATCTATGCTATCATAATAAACCTTTTTTCGTGAGACTTCAAGATGTCTTTTGTCTCATTCTGATTCTTTAAAAAAATTACCCCATTTTACTAGTATGGCTGTTAGCGGTATATGCATTCCATTTACAAATGCTGTTTGAGTATATCCAACAATTTCAAAGCCAATGCCAGGATTCGCATCAATATCTTTATTTAATTTCTCGAAGGCCTTTTCTCCAAGAAAATCATCACGGTATTCTTTTATCATTTTCTCCCTCCTATAACTATACCAATTTTACCCCTCACTTTCACATATCTTATATTTTGTTAAACTCACTCTAAATCTCAAACCCTTACTAAGCATGGGTTTTAAAGAGTTTCATTTTTTCAGTTTATGCTTAACTCAGTATGTGAAAGTAATATCTAAAAAATTAAATGACAAAGTTCCGTAGTGCATCATCAAGCTCTGCTTGTTCAATTCCTATGTATCTAAGCGTTATAGCTGGTGATGAATGATTGAACATCTTTTGCAATGTCCCTACATCCTTTGTCTTGTTGTAATATTTATAGCCGAAGGTCTTTCGCATTGTGTGGGTTCCCACGTTGTCAATGCCAAGTTCTTCAGCTGCTTCATGTATGATTTGATAGGCTCGCTCACGAGTGATCGCTTTATTCTGACCTTGCCTGCTCTTGAATAAGAAATGATGGAATGGTTTCCCTTCGACATATCGTCTCATTTCTTTTTTGAGTTCTTTAGTCATCCGTCTAGTTATCTGCTTGCCGGTCTTTCTTTCTCTTAGTTTAATGTGCCATCCTTGGACGTCTTTCACTTTCAGAGTAAGTATATCTCCAACACGCAGTCCAGTATTTAGGCCTGTGATGAATAGCATGTAATACATCTCGTTCCACTCTTTGAGATAATCTTTCATTGCCTGAATGTCATCATTATCTTTTATCGGTGATACAAATTCCATATTCTACCTCCTTTCCACAAAACAAAAAGCCAGCATTTGCTGACTCTTGACGATACTTCTGTTGGACAACTTTTCTGACTAGAATTAAGGATGACTCCTAAAGTGTGATGTGTGTTTTTGTTTCAGAAGTTCATGCTATCATAATAAACCTTTTTTTGTGAGACTTCAAGATGTCTTTTGTCTCATGTTTATTTATAGCTCACCTTTCAAAATAGCGTACTGCTCTAGGATAATCCTTCTACGTCGATAGATTGTAGCTTTGCTCATGAATTTCTGTTCTGCTATTTCTTCCCATCTAAGTTGAGGATACCTCCAGCGCAAATTAAAGATTTCCTTGTCTTCATCAACTAGATTGATCAGGAGTTTGTTAATAATAGCTTTGAACCCTTCGAGAAATTTTAAGGTTGGATCATCTGCGATTCTAATTGCGATAGTTTCGGTAGGTTTGCTTATTCCTACGCTAGGACCACTCTGAGCATCTGGGTTTCGAGTTTCTAATTCTAGCCTTCTCAAATCTATTGTACGTTGAATGTTTTGAAATTTAAAAAGTTCTCTGTCTAATGTTTTGAGGTCTTCGTCGCTCAATTTCTTCAAATCCTACCTCCTCGAAATCTTCGTGGTTGTTTCCACTTGATAAGCTTACCTTCGTTATTGTTATTGTGATAATCTGGTAATCTTGCTGTTGGACTTTCTTTATAGACTACTTTTTCAACTACCTGGATTGCAGGCATCATTTCATCATCTATCCACCCAACAAGCCAAGCAGGGTTTACATCATAGGTTTTAGCAATCATTTCAATCTGCTTAATAGATGGATATCCACCTCGCTCATACAAATGAATTGTGTTTTGGGAGACACCTGTATCTCTGGCCATATCTTTGACAGAGATACATAGGTCTTCTCTAAGTTCTTTAAGTCTTAGCTGCATCTTGCTCTCCACTTTCTAGTATTAGCTTTTATGAATGTGGCCTGCTCTTGCATCTGCTTCCATTCATAATCCATGATGATTTCAAGTTGATTGTTACAAAGACCTTTTAAGAAATCATTTTGAGCTTCTAGTTTCTCAATATCCTTATAGGCCCTTTCATACAGTTCATCTTCCAGAAATCTAATTCGCTCTGCCATTGCTTCTTGAATGATGATGTAAGTTGGTTTCTTGTACTTTGTCATTATAATCTTACCTCATCTCCTATTTTGAGAGATTCATAGTTTGTTTGAGTAACTACGAATATTCCGTAATTTTGCACTGTCACAGTGTACATGTCGCCAATCTTCTCCTTTTGTAAGACTCTGCCTTTGATTTCTGCGCCTTGATTATCTGCCTTGTAGATGAGCATCGGGCGCTTTTCTTCTAGTTTTTTAATGTGGATACTCTGCCAGATATTTAATCCAGCAGACAATAATATCCAGATTGCGATAAAACGTTTCAATTTGTTACCTCCTTACTCTTCTTCATCCATAATTTCATTAAACTGCTCTTCGTCAATAAGTCCACGGTCAATCATTGTTTGGACCGTCAATTCAATTTTTATCAATCTGTTCAATTCTTTGTTAGGCAACGTAGCCATAATAACTTCTTCCATCACTGCACCTCCTCTTCATCGTATGGTATATCTCCATTTGTTAAGTATTTAGATTCAATCATCAAGAAATCATTAACACATTGCTGACTACAGAAACAATTTTCAACATCGTTAAATAATGCTAGAATAACATGATTCTCTTGTACTACCAGAAACTCGTCTTCGATTTCTTTGCCACAATTCGAACACTCGTAACTCATCTCTCTACCTCGTTTCTCAATTCAAAATCAATTCCATATAAGAGCAAATCATTTTGAAATTCAACGAATGCTTCAATCATCTCAGCTTCTTGAAAGTCGTATTCCTCAACCGTACTTAAGAAATCATCGATATCATTTCTTTGCACACTTCCATACTCTGTCTTTGTATGTTCCATAGCTGTTTCATAGCCATCTACATCAATTGTGTAGCATATTCTGCCACTCGAAAAATCATATTTGTAATTCTTGATTATCATCACTCAACCTCCTCCACTTCAAATAGTGGACTATTAAATACTTCACCAAAACCAGAATATTCTAGTTCCTTTCGTGTAAATTTTTCGTTGTTTTTCCCATTGTTAAAAAAGTGGAATCCAGTTTCTGTTTGATTTAGATAATCATCTGTATTTTTTAACTTGACTTTGTATTTTGGCTCTTTCTCGGCCTCATAGTCAGTCAACCACGCTCGAGCGAAAAGTTCTTGGTTGTTTTTGTCATTAAGCCATTTCTTCACGAATTCGCTTTTTTTAGCGTAGAGATGGATTTTGTTACTATCTAGTGCATCACGCAAACTAAAATCTTTTAAAAGTTGGCATTCGAAAATCCAGTCATCCATAAAATTAGGTAGAAGCACTTTATTCAATTCTTGTCGAATCTTATCAGCATCCTTCAATTGATTACCAACCCATGCTCCATCAAGTTTGCCTTGCTCATAACCACTGCGATATTTCATTAAACCATAGTCGCTTCCTAATTCTTTGAAGATGTCGTTAAGCCATCTTGCCTGTGTCGTTGGGTCAAACCCTCTAATTCGACCAACAACATCCTTTAATTTGAACGGCAACGGTTCTGGCTCGTCCAAAGAACGTAAGTCTTTCAAAACCAAATCAACGGAGGTCATCTTTTTCTTGCTAGCTTTAAATTTTTCATATCGTTCAATTAGTCCCTGTATGTTCATTCTCAAACTCCTCGCTTTCAATTCTTCTAATATCAACAACGTCTTCAAGATGTTCTCTTGAACACCACTTGTTTTTTATACACTCTCTAATAAAATTGTTTTTATAACCCTTTTTTGAAATGGGATACATGGAGGTATTATTAATGGAAGTTATTGTTG